CCTCTTTAATATCTTTTCAATAAAAAAACGCCCTACAACCGCAGGGCGTTTTTCTTGTAGATTTTTAAACTTAAGGGGGAACGAGCCATCCGGCGATCTGCCTTCCGGCTCAAGTATTATTATACATATGCTTTTTATGCGTGCTATGCGTTTTTCAGATAATCGTCGATCCTCCTGCTCACACGGCTTTGATCCAGATGCACTGCTTTCGCAACATCCTTCTGCTTCCGCTTGTCGATGAAACTCATCCGGAAGATTCGGCGTGTGATGCTATCCGGGATATTTGCGATGAAATCCTCAATCTCCGCGCATTCCTGCTCCAGCTCCTGCTTCTTCCGCAGATCACGATCCTGCGCCCGCTCATATTTCTTCTGATCAAACCCAACTACCGACTGCGGCATAGGATATCCTTTGCTATAATCAAATATCACGTCATTCCCGATCATAGTCTCGCTCCGCCACCGGTTATTAAGCCACCAGTCCAATTCTACGATTTCATCCTTCTTACTCCGATAGCTCTGTAAGGCTTCTTTAGTTATCTCCATCGGCATCACTCCCTATCCCGTATTTCCATGCTATATACTCCACCAGATCCTCGTGCCTGTCATCCAGCAACTCCGGCGGGACCGGCTCGTCTCCCTGTAGTCTCCCGCTCTCCAGTCCTTCAAGGAGACGGTCAAACAACTCAGCTACCGTCATCTGCATCACCACCCCTCACACTGTATGATTCATATGCCTTATGTACGAACTGACGTGCTGCATGTCCGTCCGGCTTCTTTTCCGCCAGCCCGCCGTAGTGCTGCTGTAAATCCGCCTTGACCTCTGCCGGGCTGCGCCGGTTGTCTGTGCTACGTTTCATTCATCTTCACCATCCTTTGCTATGCAGTATCCGATTATCCCGCCTACGAGCATGCCGATGATCAGGGATACTGTGATTGCTATTGCGTTAATCATCTGATGCCCTCCTGTTCCATATATCAGTTGCTTTCCTCTTACTGGCTTCTTCGCCTTTTCCGAAATCGAACTGAAATGTTGTCATGCAACCGCAATTCGTGCATTTCACACAATACAATCCTATTCTGTCGCGCTTTAAAATAGCTTCCCCTCCGCAGAACGGGCACGGCTTTAATTTAATCTCGCTCATTCTCCGCTCCTTTCCGGTCTGTATGGTTCTGGAAGAGGACGCCAGGCGATAATATTCGCCGCAGCTCCGCACAGATGGAAGAACATCTTTCTGGTATGCGGACTGTTCCATCCATAG